CCTGCTTTTGCTAACCCCTCCCGCCCCCATGGTGTGTGTATCACGTAAATACACAGTGTTACCGTGCGCAAAAATGCCTAAATCTAAGGGTGTTAAGATGCTTTCCAGCACTTCCCGCCAGCTCATTACCACACCTTTTTCGTCCACGAAATTGTCTGGTTTTGCGTATATTTTATTTAAGCAGGTTTCAAGCGATCCCTCCCCTCCTATCGTCGTGCCTGTTGCCACTGTTATTGTTGCGTATGGTAAGCCTGTGGCTACGATAGCAGCGTGAACAAGGTCGTACAGGCTGGTCAACTCCGTTGGGCCGTTATACGCAATCCTTTCGAGTAGCGCAAAGCCGTTATTTCCTGTTATTGTTACTTCATAGTTGACGGCATCGGTCCATTCGTCGCTATATTGTTCACTGTCCATCCACCCTAAAAATTCAGGATTTCCGTTGCGAAATAGCTTTATCAGCACCTCCTGCGGATTAGTAGTATAAAGCTTGTCTAAGAAGTATAACTTAGTTGGGGACAGAAACGAAATCTCAATGCCAGCACCACTTACAGGCTCCTTGTCAAGTAGATAAATTTCAGGGTAAGTAACGATGCAATTCGTTACACGCAACTCCTCTGCAACATTAGCTGCATCCGTGAGCAATTCCAATCTGCATTCATCGCCATTAAAATCTGCCCACTCTGCGAAATATTTAACCGTATAAGCCATTACCTGTAAGATTTTATTGTCCTGTTATAATTATCTTGTGTGCCTACCAAATCCTTGCCTTTTATCCGGAAAGTAACAGTCCCGCCACCTCCGCCCTGGTTTATCATCTTGAAAAGGCTGGCCTGTTGTGCTCTGTTAAGTATCATTTCTCCGCTGTTGACGCGGGCAAGTGTCTGGTCGCCGAAAAACGACGTGCCCCCAACGATTCCACCCGTGGCGAACTTTTGCATATTTGCAAGAGCCGCAATAACGGCAGCAATACCGGCAGCAATAGCCAGAAGGTTGTAGGGGAAAGGCATGCTTGCTCCGGATTTTGTGGCTCCGGCAATAGCGGCCCCGCTATCGGCTGCAGCCTTAGTGTTTGCACTCGCAGCCTCCGCCGTATTGGATGCAACAGCAGCGGCGGCAGCGGCTTCCTGTGCGGCACTTACCATCTCAATAACCTCTACAAGAGAGAGGAATTTGGTGATAACGTCGGCAATTGCTGAAGCCCCTGTAGTCCCCATGCTTTCCAGAGAGCTGCCAATTTCGCTTATGCTCCTACTCGCATCACTGAGCGACATCTCAATGCTTTTCCCTGCTCCTGTAGCGGCTCCCCCAAGGTCGTCGTAAGCCCCAGTCAGCTTACGTATCTCCTCTTCCTGAGCCTTAATTGCAGCAGCGAATTCTTCCCGTGCTACCGAAGTAGTCGCCATTTCATAAGCCTCTTGTAATTCCCTCAGCCTTGCTTTAGCCTCAGCGATAGAACCAGCAGGAAGCATATCAGTTGCAGCTTCGTTTACGCCTTCAATCTTTTCTTTAAGTGTCTGAGCCTGCTCGGTGAGCTCCATCATTCTCATGTTTTGGCGCTCCATGATTTGCAAACGCTCAGCCTCAAGGTTGGCCATTTCGTCAAGGTCGGCAATGCTTGTCGGCCCCATCGCTATCTCTTGTGCCTTAATCTTGATGCGCTTATTGATAAGGTCCAGCTCTCTCTGCCCTATTTCCTCCACTTTTTTGAGTGCCTCGTCCAGCATTGCAAGACGTTCTTCTTCAGAATATTGGTCTCTCTTTCTGCTCTCTAATCGCAACTTAGATACATCGTTTTCCAATCGTTTAATTGCCACACGTGCCTCCCTCTCAGCGTCTTTCAGTGTATTAATAGCAATACCCTGCTTTACCCCGTCATTGAAACCTTTGGCCACATCCTGCCCTACTTTCTTAAAGGTCGCAACAACGGCTGCCTGCTGCCCCTTATCCAGCCCTGTAATCATCTGTAAGGCATTCCCCTTGCTTCTTTCGAGACCTGCTCGCATACCTTCCATTGCAGCCTCGGCGGCAGCTTCAGCAGCAGCCTTTGCATCACCCTTAGAGAATAGTGCTTTTATTTTATTTCCCACCACAGCAAAAGCGTTAGTAGCTATATCTGCAAGCCCCCCGATAAATTCACCAGCAGCCTCTAATCTGTTAAATAGATTATTTTTTATAGCGTCAACGAAGCTATTCAATGCCTCCTTGGGGTTATTCCATATATCCACAAGCCATGCACCCAGCTTTTCGAGGTACCCGCTGAACACTGATACCACGCCCTTTGCAGCCTCCATTGCTACGGTTAGTTTCTTTTGCCCTGCCTCGCTTTTTGTAAAGTAGGTGACGAGTGCCCCAAGTGCGATAACCAGTGCTCCAATCCCCGTTGAGGCAATTGCAGCTTTAAGCCCCTTCATTCCCTTGGTTGCTTTGACAGCACCGCTATACATACCGTTAAAGGCAGAAAAAGCCCCGCCGGTGATGCGGTCAAGAAAACCGCCGATATTACCAGCCGCACTCTTGATGCTGTCACTCATCCCTTTGCCCAGCTGCTGTACCTGCCGCTTAGCCTTGCTTATGCCCTTTTCGTAGTCCTTGGTATCGAGCCCAAGCCACGCCCGTATGTTGAAGCCTTTACCTGCCATATCAGTTTAATTTTAGCCCTCGTTTTTTTACCAGTTCTTCAAACTCTGCCCTGTTCATTATTCGTTCATCTTTCTGTTTTTTCTTATCCCACGGCATCGGGATTACTTCATTTATCTTTCTTGCGTTCTTCAAATAAGGCGATATTGCGTAATAAGCCACCATCCTTGCCCTATCCCACGCAGGTCGCTCTCTCAACTCTATTGCTTCCATTAAGCCTGCAGCGTCTTCTACCGTACATTCCCACTTTAGAAAATCAACAGATATGCCGCTACTAAGAAGGCTATAATAAATATCAGAAAAGCGCACCCCGCTCTCCGCTTCCTTTTCAGGCTTTGTATCTGCTCCACTTTTTTTTTATCCACAAAGGCACTCAGCACCTTTTGCAAATCATTTTGATACGGCAGCAATTCGACAAACCGCTCGAAGGTGTAATCAAAGTTCTTATTACACCCCGCAAGCAAGGCGTAAAAATAATACAACTGACCTTCAAGGGTTGCCGGGAGGTCGTTGATACTGCCGTACTTTTTTTCAATCAGCAGCAGGGGGTGAAGGTTTTCGGTTGCGATAACATACTTCTTCCCGTCAAATGTTACGTTTATTTTTTCCATGGTTCTGTTTGTTTAAGCAAGGGGCAGGTGTTTAGCCCGCCCCTGTTAATTAATCCTCTTCGCCCTCTTCGCCCTCTTCGCCCTCTTCGCCCTCTTCGCCCTCTTCGCCCTCTTCGCCCTCTTCGCCCTCTTCGCCCTCTTCGGTTTTGGTTCTGGTGAGTTCGCCAGTACCTTGTAATGTCACTGAGAAGCTCACATTTTCGCCCTTGGGTGCCGATAAGGGAAGTCCAGTAATAATAGCCTTACCAGATAGTTGCCAAGTATTATCTTCATCCTGCTTGTAATCAACACTAACGTCAACAGGAGTACCGGCAACAAGAGCGTCGTACAACTCATCATAACCGTTTTCTCCGCCGAAATTTACGAAGTTCTCAGAACTCATCGACCAGGTAATTGTGCCCGCTGCGAAGGAATCCCAAATCCCCGTATCTTTGTTAGAAGTGTTACGGGTAGCACGTGTCAGCTCCACGCTGCACGAGCTTGACGCACCTATCGGGGTGCCGTTGATGGATAACAATAAGTTAACTCCATCCAAAATTTCACTTGTAAATGCCATAATCTAAAGTATTAAGTTAACGAAATTCAAAAACTAAACTCTGCCCAAAAAATCCAGGCGGATCTGCCAATTCCGAAGCACTGGTTAAGTAGCTATCCTGCAAGCGCACCCCTGCAAAAGTACCGTTTTTGTGCTCCAAGGCCTCCCGGGTAGCCATAGCAAGCCCAATCACCTCTGCATAACTGGTGCCCCATATATCTATTGTAACCGTCACGACATCCTTTCCTCCATCTTTAGCAAGTGCCGGGCTTATTGACGTGCGCCCATACACAAGGTTAGGGAAGGGCACTTCTTCATCCGAGGTTATCATTACCGGAAATATCCGCCCGCCCAAAGATTCCAGCCCGGGGGCGTTGCGTAACAAGTAATCAACTGCAAGTCCGATGTTTAGCATTTTAGTATTTTTTTCTCATAAATTTTCTCATCTCATCCTCAAACGCTTGCTGCAAGGTAACCGGGATGCTGCTAATATTTTTTCGCACTGCATTGTCAAAAAAAGCGGTTTCAGGCCCAGCGCCTCTATTCGCTCCCTTTTTCGTAGTGCGTACACCCGTACCACTATTGACAAAGTGGAAGTAATATCCATTATTTTTCCCTTTCGTCCGTGCGCCTATCGCAGCATAGGCAGTGTCGGGCTTAATGCTTATTATCGTCCCTAAGCTCCGTCGCAGGTTGCCCGTCCTGTTGTGACCTCCTGCGTCGAGGTTTGCTCGTGCATCTTTGATCGTCTGGATAAACGTGCGCCGCAGGGTGGCACGCAGTACGCTCTTGCCCTCATTCGTGGTCATTAGTAGGGCGTCGAACTGCTTCTGAATATCAGCCAATCCCAGCAATTTCACATCAGGCTTCATACGTTCACCCTC